CAGTCGCCGCGTTATGTGTTTCAATCTTTAACCCATCGGTAATTGCACAACCATTCGCATCAAATAAAGCAAGACCTTTTATTCCTGTTCCTGTCGCTGTTACGGTAGACTCAAGTGGATAGACCATATTTGAACTTGTAACATTACCAGAACCTTCGAATTTAGCTAAGACAGCGATCATATCACCTGTGCAAGTAGTGTTACTTGCTAAGTTGGTACTCATATTGAATCCTGCATGTCCGGCAACTGTTCCATTTAATGCAGACCTACCCTCTATTACGTTTATAAAAGTGGCAGTATTCAAAGTGTCCAAATCAGCATCAACCCTAAAACGTGCTGCGGCTACATCATAGGCGGCTGAAGCTGAATTGTGAATATTTACCTGAATAGGCACATAGTGCCCAGCTAAAGCAACATTATTAACTGGGGTTGTCCATGTACCATAAGCAAATGCAGCATTAGCGGCACCTCCTACCATTTTAGCCCTTCCAAAATCAAGACCCTTGGTTATCGCTGTACTGGTAAATTTTAACGGCGTAGTAGCAGAATTGGTAATTAATCCATCAGATGTAATTGTTCCAATTCCTGACATATTTCCGGTTGTTCCAATATCCCAATCACTTGAATTAATAGCCACTGTTCCTGTTCCATCGCCGAAAGTATATGCAGATACTTTTCCTATATCGTAAACATTTGCCGTCTTACACTCAAAGGCCGTAACTTTCATATGCTGTATTGCACCTGAGGCAACATAGGCAACTTTCAAATAATTGTAGTTTAAAGGCGTTGCTGATGTAATAGTTCCTGTTCCGGTATCCGTTAAAGTAAAAGGATCACCAATTTGAACCCATGAACCATTCGCGGTAACTTTACCATAAGCTGTGACAACTACCGAAGGCGAACCAGATACTTTTGTAACTGTAGTTGTAAATACTTGATGCTGTAAATACTTCTGCGGATTAGTGATAGTAATCGTATAAGTTGCACTTGCAATGATTGAATCACTAACAGAAAATGTTAATGCAGGTGAAATTGTCGTTAAACCTGTTTTAATCAATGCTGTTCGATTTGCTGCAATGCTGGCCATCATTCCGATAGCCAGCATTATAAATAATATTAACCTTTTCATAATTACTTATGAATTAAACGGCGTTAATTGAAGCAATGTCGCCATCTGCATCAGCGGAAAAGAAAATAGCCCCCGGTTTACCAACTCCAAAAGCGGCGCGTAAAGTAAAACGAATAGTTCTGAATCCTTTTGAAAAATCATCACCATCGGTTCCGATTTCAAACGAAATATCTTCAAGTATTCCGATTTCACAAGCCTGATTCCACATAACAGTTACGCGATTTACCAACTGTTTTTTATTCAGTTTTACATTCAGTCCCCAAATTGAAACAACTTGACCCATGTTATTAAAAACAACATTACGGTCTGTTACTGAATTTCCGAGTTCGTCTTTTTCCTGGCGAATGGTATTAAGTAACGAAGGATGAAGGATCACAGTATTTACATCCTGATTGGCAATTTCAGCCTGTAAGACCATTTTACCAATCAAATTGATTACGTTAGCATTTTTCACTGTTCCTAAATCAGTGGCACTGAAAGCGACATAATTACCTGCATAATACATCCCCCAAGCGGTTGCTGAGTTGTCTCCGGTTGTTGAGAATACAGCGGTATCCAAAGCACCTAATACAGAATCAGGAACAATACGATTCAATTTGCTTTCAAGACGTGGAATGTCTTTAAGCATATTTTTATGAACGCGGATAATAGCGGCATAATCCAAAACCTTGTATTCAACTGTTTTGAATTTCAAGCTTGATTTTGCCGGAGCATCACCCTGAGCGGTAACTGCTGCACCATCCCAATAAGCATACTCAACCAGAACACCCATATACTCACCAGTAATAGGGTCAGTAGGCATGAAAGTTACAACGTGTTGGTCTTTGTTAAGGTTGATTTGTACATCCTGCATTTTGCTATAATCGGTCAAATAACCAATAGCAGTTCCAGGGGTTGCACCTGGCAACAGTGTCAATGCACTTGTCATGTCAATTGCGGCCTTGGTCTGAATTTTCAAATCGGCACGTTCCCAGTTTTTAACTGTGATAGCTTTCTTGTTTGAAATTGGATCAATTACAATTTCTTCGATCAATCCATCTTTTTGCAAAGAGTCACGAAGTACGGTTCCAAAACCAGACTTTTTGTTGATTGAAACCTTTGGTGTTTCTTTCATTGCTTTCAATTCACTAGATACTCGGATCAATTCTTCGTTGACTTTTGACAACTGTTGATTAGTGAACTCTTGCGATTTAGTTTCCAGTTTTGCAAGTTCAGCGTCAACTTCTATTTTACTCATTTTACCGGCAGCCGATTTAATAGCGATGTCTTTATACTGTTCTGTGAACTTTGTCACAGCGGCAGTGGCTTCTGCGTTTACTTTTTCAAGTAATAATTCTTCCTCAGTCATTTTTTACGAGATTTTAAAATTGTTTGTTAATTGTTTGAAATTTATTTTTTTAGTTGTTATCGGCTCATTGCATTGAGTGGTAATCATTACCGGCTCTTTGTTTACGAGTGATTTGTTTGTTACAATTGAATAACATTTAGGACATCGGACATGGTTATACATCCCACCTAAATCGAGGCTTTTGGTTGATTGAACCATTTCCATAACCTGATTCTGGATGTCAGGTCTTAGTTTGTTCATTTCCTGCTGTACAGTATCTTCAATAGTCCAACGTGTGTAGTTTACTACTGCTTCATTTACGATTGTTTCAACTGTTCGCTCTTCAACACTGCAATAGTCGAATACTAAGCCACAACACGGGCATTCTACTATCATTTGTGATTCCATACTTTTCTTTATTAAATTGATACTATTTTCAATTGTTTTGAATCGTTCATCTGTGTAGTTTCCTTTCAACATTTGACTCAATAGTTGTATTTGCTGAAAGGCTGTATCATTTTTGAAACTCATAAGCGGGGTTTCTGGATTTGCACCCAAAAAAGAAAGCGTAGAATATTCAAATAGGGCATATTCAAGATTTCTTAAATAATTACCTTCTTGAATCTGTTTTACAATAATAGTTCCTATTGAGTGCTCAAGTGTTCTTTTATATCCGGCAAAAAATTTATAGTCTTCAAATACATCTTGAGCTAAATCCTTTTTTAAATTCATGGCAGAACGGACCAATAAACCAAAAGAGTCTGGTTTTATTTCAATCGGAAGTCCTAAAAGCTTATATTTATCGTGGTCTTTCAGGTGTTTAATTCTTTGTATCCCATCAGCAATAGTCTTATTAAAGCTTTTAGGGTCTGAAATTTCGCCAGCTGAATCAACATTATTAAACTTATTGACATAAATAGTCACAATTCCTTCATCTGTTACATCTTCAATGGATGTATTTACGTCTTTGGTAACTAATTTGCCGTTCATTTCTTTTGCTTTTTGAGTTCTTTACTATCTAAATTCAGCTTTTTTAAAGCTTTTATCTTTTTTACTTCTTCTTTTGTCAATTGATTTTTCATAGCTTTTTAAAATTAACTTCAATTGATTTGTCTTCATTTGTTTTGACCGTAGCATCATAAAAAGGATACTCTTGCTCTTCAGTAATGTCTTCAAACTCATCACAAATTCCCAAATAAATATAATATCTATCCATCGGTTTTATCTCAATGAAAATTGGAATAAACTTTGAAAAAATAGGCAATAAATCAAACGACCTATGTTCAATAAAAAAACTATCTGATATTTTAATTCGACCTATTTTCATGATATTGGTGTATTTACTGGTTCTGAAACTGGTTGTACTTTTGGCTGAACTGCATTTTCTGGATATTCATAAAAGTATTTATCACCGTCTTGAATTGGTTCCTGATCCAATGATTTAAGATAATCGTTTTTAGTTACTACATTAGATTTATATGCCATATCATAGGCACGACTAACCATAAATAGTGCAGTTGCTTTTTCCTTAAAAGCTTCCTGAAGACATCCTACATGTGACCAATCAGTTTTTAATTCAAAGCCATAATCACGCATTTTTAAACGCTCAGTATAATATTGATCCTCGTTTTCGACCATTGGAATAACTGCATTTTGATATAATCTTCTTTCAGCCTGTACCTGATTCTCAAATGTTGCACCCTCCATATAGGTCTTGTACAACTCCGGAGGTACTTTAAACCCATTTGAAATAATCATGGCATTATTTGAAAACTCTTTATAAATTCCAAGTTCTTCGGAGTTCATAATAGTCTTCGTGTAGGTAATATCTGAATAACTGATAAGGAATTGATTTTGGTCACGTCTTAATCCATATTCAGTCTTAAATGTAGCGTCCAATTCGGTTCTTGCCGTTGGTGACATTGTTATCTGTGTGCCTTGAGCATCTTTATTGTTTGCAGAAATAATGCCCTGCATACCTCTTGATTTCAAAATAACATTCATAGCCTCGAAAGCTAATTGAGTATTCTGAATCGGCCATTTAAGATTTTCAATTCGTGAAGATCCGATTATTGAATTACCAATTTCAGAGATATTGATATCGTTGAAATGGATAATGTTTTTAGATAAAAATTCCTTTGCAGGGTTATAATTTACTAGACTGTACTTTTCAATTATTCCCTGAATGTCTATTTGATCATATATTCTACCTGTTTGATGGACAGTTACCCACTCACTAGGTAGGCTTATCATTGTCTGAACATTGGTTATATCAGTGCCAAAAGATTCAAGTGGATTATTTAAATAAACGTAATTATTGCCATACGTAAAGAACATATAGGTCCGTTCATAGTTAAACTCTTTTACTGATTGTAGAGGGTTTGGTCTTTCAACAAACAGCTTTCGGGCTTGTTTAACTCCTGTTTTCCCAGATGTCCAAGGAATAGTATTTCCGCTTAAATCTACTAAGTATTTTTTCCCGTTAGTTGCTGCACTTGCCAAAATGTCAATACATCCGTATAAAACCGGATTTTCAGCGACTGCTTTTCTGTATTCGTGAGCATTTGAAAGCGAAATCCAAGCAGGTTTATCAACTAGGTATTGATAATTATGGGCGTTAATTGCGCTTCTGTTTATTCCTCCCTGTTTTGCAAAGAATTGAGATAGTGATCTAAACGTACTTTCAAACATTCTTTAACTAAATTTGTTTCACAAATGTAAAAAAATGTTTTAAAACAGTGTTATAAAACACATATTATTTTTTTAACATGAAAAAAGCCTACTGATTTAAGTAGGCTTTCATTTTATTGGCCGGTGGAATCCCGGGATTATACTTTATATATTTTTGTTCTTTGAAATTAAAACAGTGCTTTGCCAACCAGGATCATAATGCTCAATTTTAATTTTTCCAAATACCGGAATTGGCTTTTCAGTGGCAGTTAAATTATAATTTACTTCTAATCTATGCATGTACAATAGCCCCCATTCTGCCAGTGGCGCAAATAGGATTACGGCAGGTACATCAATAGTGGTGTTTTGTAGGTTGTAACATACGGGGATACCCATATCTGAACCAACTACGGCTTTTGTTTGTGCGGGTATAACCGTTAAAAACATGGTTAACATTGCACACATTAAAAACAAAATTACTTTTTTCATGATAATAACTTAAATGATTAGACATTAATGAA